CGGTGGTGATACAACATTTATTAATGGTTCTAGAATTGATACCGGAAATATTAGGATAAGCGGCAATACAATTGAAAGCACAGCAGGAGCACTAAATTTTGTAAGTGCAACAGACCAAATTAATTTAGAAAATAATGTTAGTGTAGCAGGTAATATTGATGTTACTGGTGATGTAACAATTGGCGGAAATATTACCTTAGGTGATAGCGGTGATGATAATTTACAAATTGTTGCAGGAATAGCAAGTGATCTACGTCCTAACACTACAAGCACTCATAGCTTAGGTACAAGCACCAACACATGGGCAAACTTGCATGTAGATGAAATGTTTATTGATGATTTAATTGTAAACACAAACTATATTACAACAACAAATTCTAATGCAAATTTAGAGCTAAGAGCAAACGGCACAGGTAAAGTATTAATACCTACAAATGATTTACAAATTGATAATGATGTAAAAGTAGACGGCACAGCAACTTTATCTAACACAAATATTACAGGTACAGTGACGTTAATAGGCGGACACACACAAACTGGTGATACAAATATTAGCGGTGATGTCACAGTTAGCCAAGATTTAACAATTGGTGCTGCAGCTCAGTTTGAAGAAATTAAAATTGATGATAATACTATTACTACAACTAGCAGTAACGCTGATTTAGAACTACGTGCAAACGGTACAGGAAATATATTAATTCCTAATAATAATGTTGTAATCAGTAATGACTTACAAATTTTAGGAACTACTAGTTTTGTTGATCTAACATCAACAGGAACTATTACATCTGCACAATTTAGTACAGGTGATATTATTATTAGAGAAAACTTTATTACTACTACTAATAGTAATAGTAATTTAGAATTGCGGACAGCAGGCACAGGAAAAATTGTAGTTGACGATTTGACATTTAATGATAGTACCATTACTAGTTCATCAGACATAACACTTACTCCTACTGACGGCGTAGTAGATATTGATGCAACTGGCGCTGTAAATTTACCTTCAGGTACAACAGCACAACGTCCAACAGCAGTAGCAGGCCAATTTAGATTCAACAGTGAACTTGTTAGATTTGAAGGCTACGATGGATCAAATTGGATAAAACTAGATGGACTACAAGATTTAGACGGCAATACTAAAATTACAGCTGAGCTTACTCCCGGAGCTAACGATAATAAAATTAGATTTTATATCAACGGAAGTGTCGTAGCAGATATAGATGCAAGTAGATTTAACACAAATAGAGTAACCGTAGATGACATAGAGATAGATGGTAATCGGATAAGTAGTATTACTACTAACACAGATTTAAACTTAATTGCCAACGGTACAGGACAGGTTAAATTTGAAAACTTGGGTGTTACTGATAGCACTATAAAAAATAACGTAGCTGATGCTGTAACAGTATTTGAAAATACAGGCAACGGATATGTTAAGTTTGATGGATCTCAAGGTATAGTTCTACCTGTAGGTGGAAACGCTACCCGTCCAACAGGCGCAACTGGAATGATAAGGTTTAATACTGATGATTCTAGAGTTGAGCTATACGACGGAACAACATGGGTAAGTGTTGCAGGTGCTAGTGGTGGTATTTCTTTTGCTCAAGCAGAAGAGATTGCAATAGAGAAAGTATTAATTTTTGGATAGATAAATGGCAACAATATTAAAAAATACAGTAATAAAAAATTGTGGTACAGTACCTGTTTTAATTTATGAAACATTGCCTACTACAAGGGTAACAATTTTAGGTTTAAGTTTTACTAACCTTACAGATCAATTTATCTATTGCGATGTACTAATAAAAGACGATACAAGTGTTACAGGATATTATTTGAAAGATAGCATATTACCAGCAGGAACAAGTTTACGTGCAGTAAGTACAGGTGAAAAATTAGTTTTGGCACCTAGTAATCAATTACTTGTTAGATCAAGTGTAGATGATTCAGTTGATGTGATAGTTAGCTACGTGGAGATTACATAATGACATATTATATAGGCACAAGTCCAACTGACGTTATTGATAGTTTTATAAAACGTTATTTTTACGGAGTACGTAGAAATGAAGACGGTGAATTATTTTTAATGAAATCAGATCAGTTAGCAGGAGGCGACGAGAATATTGTTGTTGTTAATAACATTGGTATTGCTGAAGAAAACTATTTAGATTTTGAAGAAGGTATTGATTTTTTAAGCGGCATAGATGAAAATCATGATAAACTTTATGATAATGTACGGTATCCTCAATTCAAATGGGACAGTAGATCACTAACATATTTTGTAGATCCTGTAGACGGACAGTTTATTCAAAGATTGTCGCAAGCATATGTATATCCCAATGCAATAAGTAGTCCATCTTATAGCGACGGTGACGATAATGCAGTTTTAAAAAACCCAACAAGTTATAACCCAGACGGACAAGGATACTAATTATGGCAGAATTTTCAATTGATAGATTTAAGTATAACTGGAAGGGTGATTGGACAGCTGGTGCAGACTATATCAGAGACGATGTTGTAAGAGTAAACGGTAAGTCTTTTGTATGTATAGTAACACACACTGCAAGTGCCGCATTTAGAACAGATCAAGAAGCAACTGTAGATGGATCAAGCCCACCAATTCCTCAACCTCGTTGGATTGTAATGACTAGCGGTAGATCTTTTATAGGAAACTGGGCTACTGCAACAGATTATAACACAGGTGATATTGTATTATTCCAAGGGTCGTTATATGTGTGTCAAGTAGCACATGCTTCTACAGATTTCCATACTGATGCTGAAAATGTTGATGAAAGTGTAAGTTCTACTACTGATAAATGGGTAATAGTTGCAGTAGGTACAAAATATTTAACAGATTGGAGCAGTGGCACAAGTTACGGATTGAACGCAATAGTAAAATATGGCGGCATAGCATATAAGAGTGTCAAGGCGCATCTAAGTACAGGTAATTTTGGTGATGATACAATAAATTGGGAGCAATTTTACAACGGGTATGAGTATAAAGGAGCTTGGCAACCTACATCAGATTACAAAGTGAATGACCTTGTTAAGTACGGACCTTCTATTTTTACATGCACCGAAGCACATACTTCAGGAGATACAGAATTAGACGACACAAAATTTTCAATTACATTTCCTGGAAGCCAATATGATAATGATTGGGCATCTACGACACCTTATAATCAAGGAGATATTGTAAGATATGGCGGTAATCTTTATTACGCTGTAAATAACAACTTAGATAGTAATCCGGGTAAAGTTTTAGTAAGTGATACTGAAGATAGCACGATTGATTGGATAGTATTAGCACACGGATATAATTTTAGAGGAACATGGGCCGGATACGACACAGGATATAGAACCGGTGATATAGTACAACGTGGAGGACAACTGTTTATTGCTGTTAGAGATGTAAGTATAAGTGACGGTGACGGAAGTTCTTTAGATTACTTAGATGAAGAAGTTTGGACAAAACTTATGCCAGGCAAGATATTTGCTGGCCCTTGGAATCCTGGTATAATATACAGCGTAGGTGAAGTTGTAATTATTTACGGTGATAGCTATGTATGTAACCAAGAACACCTATCAGCTGATAATAACTTTCCAGGTGATAACGGTAGTGGTTATGTTTATTGGGATTTATTAGTACAGGCCGGGCAACCAGGTGGATTATTATACGCGGGAGATCTTTTAACATACGGAACAAGTAGAAATTTAGGTGCTGGCTCAGTAGGTGATGGATCAACTGTAGGTGATACTAGGTTAAAAATAGGTACAACAGGTCAAGTTTTAAGTATAACAGACGAGTTAGAAGCCTATTGGAGGAACACAGTAACTGATACAGACACTATATTTGTAGGAAGGCACGGGATCGATTCTTTAGGATACGGAATCTCAATAGAAAAGCCATTTAGAACTGTTAGATATGCTGCACAGTATATAGAAGATAATTTTACACCACTAAAACCTACAAAAATATCAGTAGCTACAGGTAGATTTGAAGAAATAGGTCCTATCACTGTTCCAGCAGGTTGTGCAGTAGTGGGCGACGAACTAAGAGCAACTACTATTATTGCATCTGGACCAAAAACAGCTTATTCAGGAACATATGTTACTGAACATTTTGCAGCAATCGACCATCTTACAACAATTATCTTTAATGTTTTATCTGGAATTACTGTAACACCGTTTGAAGGTAACACTGTACAACAGAATTTAAAAACACCTCCAACAGATCTTGAGGCTGTAAACCTTTATGTTAATTTAATAGATGATTATAAAAATTATATAAATTTTAGAGTTGCGTCCGGTGATACTGATCCTGAAATCACAGGCACTAACACATATAACTCGTTAGCAAGAGTAAATGCTGGTACTGCAATCGAATTAAACAAAGACTTTTTAGCCGCAGAAGCTTATGCATATATGGTTGGTACTTACCCAGAGAAAACATATGACGAAATACAAGTAAAACAAGATATACTTTACTACTTACGTGGTACTAAAAGAGACATACAGTACGACGGCAACTATGCAATATGCTTTGCAGCTAGATACATAGCTAACAGTGTAACTGGATCACAAAACGACGATTTATTTTGGATGCGTGATACAACAGGATTAAGACAATGTACAACTGATGGATTAACAGGTACATTAAATCCCCCAGGAGTATTTGCTCAGTATCAAAGACCAACCGGCGGATCTTTAGTTGCATTAGATCCAGGGTGGGGACCAGCAGATAACAGAACTTGGATTGTAAACAGATCACCGTATTTACAAGGAGTTACAAATCTAGGAACAGCATGTGTAGGACAAAAAATTGACGGCGCATTACATAATGGCGGCAATCGTTCAATGGTATCAAACGATTTTACACAAGTTTTAAGTGACGGAATTGGTGCTTGGGTGTTAAATAACGCAAGAGCAGAACTAGTTTCGGTGTTTACTTACTATTGTCAGGTAGGATACTTAGCTGAGACAGGCGGAGTAATACGTGCTACTAACGGAAATAACTCATATGGAACATTTGGCGCTGTGGCAGAAGGCAATAATCCAAGTGAAGTGCCACAGTCTACAACAGTCAATAACCAACAAAACGAAGCACAAGTAAAAAGTGCTATTGCTGGTGGAACTACAGATGAAATCTTAGTATACGAATATACACACTGTGGAGAAGAATATAATACAGCTAGTTCAGACATTGTTGGCGCAGGTGCTGATGCCAAAGTAGAATTTACAGACTTTAGAGATGGCGGACTTTATGAAGCAAGGCTAATTAACACCACTGGATCTGGTAGTGAAGGCGGATCTAATTATCTTGTTAGACAAAATTCAGCACAGGTTACTGTTCCAGCAGCAGATAGATTAATACTCAACACTAACGAAGAAACACAATTTGATACAGAAATTTTAGGAATGAGGCTTCTCATTATTCAAGGTACTGGTGTTGGTCAATACGGGTATGTGGCCGCATACAACACAGTGTCAAAAGTTTGTACTGTAAGAAAAGAAAGCACAAATGAATTAGGATGGGATCATGCTATTCCTGGTTGGCCTATAGAAACAAATTTAGATAGTACAACTACTTACAGGATTGAACCAAGAGTAGCAACAACACACCCCGGTTTTTCAGCAACATATGCAAATTTACCTCAGTCAAGACAACTTTATGATAGTGAATTTGGCGATCTAACAGCATTTTACTTTGATATTACCGTACCAGACGGAAGCGCAGGTGTACAAGACACTGTGGCAGTACCAGCAGTATTTAATGTAACAAGAAACGGCGAAACATATGTTGCTAACATAACAAACCAAGGTGCAGGTTATGCTGTTGGAGATGTATTGTCTGTAGCAGGTACTACATTTGGCGGCACTACACCAGCCAACGATTTGATTATAACTGTTACAGAAACAACACAAGATAGTTCAAATACAATTACTAATTTTACAGTAGGGGGAACAGCAAGATCGGGTAGATATGTTGCTATAGCTGCACCAAACTTTTCTATTTACAGTGATGACGGTGTAAGTTGGACCGAAAGTAATCTGTCTAGTGTCAAAACTTACAGTAGACTAGTAGCTGGTAACAACAGATTTTTAGCACTAGCCAAAGGCACTTCAGGCTACAGTTTTAGTTATGATGGCCAAAACTGGGTTGACAGAACATTACCAGCAAGTGCAGACTGGATAGCGGGAGTATACGGCACACCTCCAGGTGTTTCAGGAAGATATGTGGTTATTGCAGAAAATAGTCAAACAGCTGCATATAGCACAGATGGTCTTAATTGGCAATCAACAACATTACCAGTAGGTGATGACAGTTCAGGAGATCAGTGGCAGGGAATTGCTTACGGACAAGATAGATATGTGGTTATTACAGGTTCTCAAACAAAAGATGTTGCATATTCACAAGACGGTATAACTTGGTTTAGGTACAACAATGTCTTACCAGCAGGAGAGTATACTTGGTTGAATTTAGTGTACGGTAATAATAGATTTTTAGCATTTGCTTCAAATGGAGAAGTAGCGTATAGTGTAGATAGAGGAGCTACTTGGTATTTAGGTACTCCAGCGCCATCATTAGACGGATCAACAACAATGACTTGGCGTGATATAAAATATGGCCAAGGTGTGTTCTTAGCAGTATGTGACACTGGAGGCAAAGAATTTGGAGATCCAACTGGATCTACAGTAGGCCCTACTACTTATTTGGCGACGACAGAGGATGGTATCAAATGGTATGAAAGAAATGTTACTTGGTCGCACTATTGGAAAACAGTAATGTTTAGCAGATTAGGAAATGAGCCTCATTTCTTAATGTTAGGAGAAAATAATACAACAAACGCTGTTGCTAAAATAAAAACAGGAGCCCAAGCTAAAGTCAGAGCAGATATCACAGCAAGATCATTCACTTCGTTTAAAATATGGGATCCAGGCAGCGGATATACAAACAGCACTTTGCCTGTACTGACTATAACAGACACTGCATTTGTATCAGAAGTAGAATACGAAAGTAGAATAGGAAATAAAGTTTTAGCACAACCTGACTTTGTTAATAGAGGATCAGGATACAGAACTAGTACAAGTACAATTACTATTGCAGGCGACGGTTATGCAGACATTGTTGAACAAGGAGCATTTATAGTATTACAAGGTGTTGACCCTACTCTACCTGGGCCAGGAGTACAAGTTAGAATCACAGGTATTTTAGACGAAGCAACAGCAGACCCTAATGATTTAAAATTGTTTGTAGGAGTTTCTGCAACTGATTTGGGAGATGATGGCACAGGAAATAATACACGCAATGTAAGATTCCAATTAACACCAACATTGAAAAATGAATATAATCTTGCACACGGTACTACTGCTACATTGTCTCAAGAATATAGTCAGTGTAGGATTTCAGGACATGATTTCTTAGATATAGGAACAGGAAACTTTTTACAGACAAACTATCCTGACTTATACGCAGGCGGAGCATACTTTACTAGTGCTCCTGAAAATGAAGTTTTAGAAGTTACAGGAGGTAGAGTGTTCTATGTATCAACTGACCAAGATGGTAACTTTAGAGCAGGCGAATTATTTGGTGTGAACCAAGCAACAGGCGTTGTTACAATTAGTGCTGAATTTTTTGATCTAGACGGCCTTAGCGAACTATCATTAGGTGGAGTTCGACTTGGTGGTACTGGTGCAGTAGTAAATGAATTTAGTACTGACCCAACATTTAGTGCAGATAGTAATAGTATTATTCCTACACAAAAAGCTATTGCTACATTCTTAGCGGCACAGTTATCAGTGGGTGGTTCAGATTTAGAAACTAATAATATTGTTGCTGGACAAGTTTCAGTAGGATCATCAGAAAATATTATTACAATGACAGGCGGTAGCTATTTAAATATAAATAGGCCTGTAGTGTTAGGTGGCGCTGACGATAATGGCAATGCATCAGCATTGCAAGGAACTATACTCAGTCAACTGTTATTTTTAAGGAATTTCAATGACACAGTACAATAAGATAAATAACATAGCGGAGCAGATTAATGGCAGAATTTAAACTAGGTAGAATTAGATTTGTATGGAAAAATACTTGGGCTACAACTACCCAATATTTCCAAGACGACGTGGTTGCCTACGGCGGTAAAATATACATATGTGTTATAGGACATACTGCTTCATCTGATTTCTTTACAGACTTTGACATTAGTCCTCCCAAATGGAATTTGGTAAGTGACGGCCAGGCTTGGAAAGGTGAATGGCAACCTCAAGTAGATTATATTGTTGATAATATTGTAAGGTACGGTGGAAGATTATACATTTGCCAAACTAAGCATACATCAGCTGCTGACTCAACAACTGGATTAGAAGCAGATATTGCAAATTGGCAAATTTATGCAGAAAGTGTTGATTGGAAAGGTGATTGGTCAACAAGTTTTGACTATAAAGCTAACGACCTAGTAAAATATGGCGGCACAACTTATGTTTGTAATCAAAATCATATTTCTTCAGCTACAGTAGCAGGCGGATTAGAAGCAGATTTAAGTAAATGGGATATCTTTAATCAAGGATTTGATTACAAAGGAACATGGACTACATCTGTAAGATATAAAGTTAATGACGTTGTAAAATTTGGAGCAAACACTTGGATTGCAACAGTATACCACACATCTTCTTCAGCATTCGCCACAGATAGTAGCAAATGGACAAAATTTGTAGAAGGCTTCCAGTATGAAGCACGATGGACTGGACCGGGTTCTTATCAACCTGGCGATATTGTATCATACGGCGGCAATCAATATATTGCAAAGACAGAAAATAGTGGACAGCGTCCGCCAACAAACACTAGTGACTGGGATTTATTTTCTGAGGGAATTAGATTTATTGGACAGTGGGGAGATGACAGCACAAACTTCGAATATGAAATTGGAGATGTAGTTAGACACGGCGGATACACATATAAAGCAGTACAAGATCATACAGGGCAACAACCACCTAATACAACATACTGGCAACTTTTTAACACTGGTATAGATTGGCGAGGTACATGGTTAGATGATCAAGAATATTTCTTAGGAGATGTTGTACGCTTCGGAGACAATTCATATATTTGTGTTTTAGGACACATATCAGAAGGCGACGACTTTTCATCAGTTGGTGACGCAGCCGGTGGATTTGATGGCGGTAATCAAAATTCAAGACCAGATTTAGATGCAACAGGTACATATTGGAATTTGTTCAGCATTGGTAGTGAACAAAGTGTTCTTACAACAGCAGGCGATTTATTATACTACGGTGGAGCAGGACCAACTAGATTACCTATCGGAACTGACGGACAAATATTACAAGTAGGCGATACTGGATATCCAGTATGGTCAACAGTCAGTGGTGCTGATGATGTCTATTACGTAGCAGAACATGGTGCAGATAAGTCAGCACCTGTGTATGGCAAAACTGTTGATCGTCCTTGGAGATCAATTAGATACGCCGCACAGCAAGTAGAAAGAGGAACAAAAGTTCCTTCAGCTTGTAGATTGTTAGAATTAAATAGAAGATTTATTCAAAGAGAAATTGTTGAATGGACTGACTATCAAATTACAAATGGCACATCACCGTTTACTACATCTTTTGTATACGACAGTGCAAAATGTGAAAGAGATATGGGATTAATTATCGATGCATTTATTTGGGACTTAGCACACGGCGGAAACGTAAAGTCTAGAGAAGCTGCATTGAAATATGTGAACGAACCAGGAAGTTTTTACGTATTAGGGCAAAAGGAAGAAACTGTGGCAGCAATAAACTACGGACTAACATTGATTGAAAAAGTGCTTTCACAAACAGCACCAGCAGTTAATTATCAAACTACAAACGGAGACAATTCTACAGCAATAGTTGCACAGTATTTTGAATCTACATTAGGAAGGCAAGATAATGTAGAATATGAAAGTACAGTGACTGGGGGCAGTTCGATTGTCGCAGTAAGCTCCGGCGGCGGCGGTGGATCCGGCGGTGGTGGTGGCGGAGGAGGCTACTAATGGCAACAATATTTGAAACAATTACAAGTTTAAAAACTGTTATAACTGATGCTGTAACAGCTGGAGTAGCAACTAATATTCCTCCTAGAATTATAAGAAATACACTTATAAAAGTTAGCACAGGAAAATATTACGAAGTGTTACCTATAATTGTTCCAGCAGAGTGTTGTATCATAGGTGATGAACTACGTTCCACAAATGTACAACCACGTAAAGCAAGTAATTCATCATTAACTAGTGCAGACGATTTTAAATATACATACCATAGTCTTTCTCGAATAGAAGCTGTTATAGGCGATATCGTAAGCGGTGTGGCAGTAACTCCAACATCAGGAAATACTCGCACACAAGTTAGGAGTTGGCCTTATGCAGAAACAGATGGCCCAAAGACAGCATCAAAACAACTTGCTAGAACCATTAGAAGAAGAGTTGATATTGGTTTAGCAGATAAGTTTGAAGCAAATTTAAAACCATCTTACGATATGACTGATCCTAATTATGGTTATGCAAGAGAAGCAATTAAGTTAAATAAAAAGTTTTTACAAGAAGAAGTAATTGCATATATTAAAGCAAATTATCCAACTCTAAAATATAGTAGAACTAAATGTAAACAAGACACTGGTTTTATACTTGATTCAATAGGATATGATTTAACCTATGGCGGGAATTGGCAAACAGTTAGAGCCGGAGAAGCATATTACGAAGGAACAAATTTACAAATTAATTCTAGTGAGAAAGCGGCTACTGTTGCAGCTTACGGGTATTTAAAAAGCATTGTACAAAGCGTAAGTAGAAATACTCCAGTAAGTCCAGTGTTAAATGTTGTAACAACACAGCTAACTCCTCCGAAGGTAGGATCTGTAGCAGCCGCAACTACTATTGCTGGTTTGTTTGATGACTTTATTAATATTGTCGATACTGGATCAGGCGCTGAAACTATTGTGTATCCAACAATTACAAATGTAAGCCAATCATTAAAAGACGCAAGTGAGACTTTAAACAATCTCAAACCTACTGTACAAAAAAATACAATAGACTTTATTAATGGACACTTTGGAAACTTCCAATACAACAGTGCAAAGTGTCGTAGGGATTTAGAAAATATTATTACAGATACATCTTATGATGTTGCATTAGGCACAAACTACAACGCAGTTTTTAATGGAAGAGCATACAACCGTCCTAACAACGCTTACAACGTATCTGCACAAAGAGCTGAAACAGTTGGTGCAATTAGAAACGCAAGAGACGAGTTAAAAATTAGTGTAACTACTGATGGATCATCAGCAGTAGGATCAAGTAATGCAAGTGCAAGAATACAAACAGCATACGACGAAATTGTTGATATGATCAACAATGGACTTAGCGCAGAAAATGCATTAAGTTTTCCAAATCCTGGCGCACCAACATTTGATCAAAATAACAAAGATGCACTTGATAATTTAGTTGCAAACAAAGCATTTATACAAGCTGATGTTGTAGCATATGTGAATAATACATACGGATCATTAGTGTATAATGAAGGCAAGTGTAGTAGAGATGTAGGTTTTATTATTGATGCATTATGCTATGATATATTATACACTGGTACACAAGCAACTACAAGAATAGCTGAAAGTTATTTTGTAGACGGAAACACACAAGTATACGGACAAGAAACAGAAACTGTTGCAGCATACAATCATTTAAAAAGTATTGTAGGAGAAATTGTACAAGAAAATGCTATCACAAAGCAAAGCGGTAACACATTAATACAAACTCAACCGGGGACACCTGCTACAGGAACACAAGAAACTGCACTAGATGCAAAAATTGATATTATTACAGCAGCAATAACTGCTGGCAACTTGAATAGTTTACCTGCTCCTGTTTATCCTCCAATTGCTTGGGCAGATGCAGAGTATGAAGTAGCTCATTCAAATATTTTAAGTGATAAAGCAGACGTAATTACAAGCACAATACAATTTATAAACACAACTTACAACACAACATTTAATTATAATCAGGCTAAGTGTTCAAGAGATATAGGATTATTAATTGATGCTGCACGTTATGATTTTATGTTAGGTACAAACTTTGCTAGTATAAATGCTGGTTTAAGTTATCTTAGAGCGCCTAGCAAAAAGGTTTTAGGTTTACAAAAAGATGCTACCCTAGCAGCTAACGAATATGTACGTACACAGCTAGTAGCAAATGCACTAATAGCAGCTAACTCCACAGCAGTAGCAGGGATAAATGATGGATGGCAGTGGATACAAGATATTATCTTTAGTGGTAGTAACGAAGGAAGTATAAACCAGACATCTGATGTAGAAATTTATAATGCAGTAAGACAGTTAGAGCTTAACAAAGAATTTATAGTAGATGAAGCACTAGCATTTGTAGATAACAAGTTTAAAGATACTGTACTAGGTATGGTAATGACCGAAGAGCTTGGACCTCCGGTTGTAGACGGACAATTTATTATCAGCGACACAAGCTGGATGTTTGAAGGCATGCCGATTAAATTCACAGCAGGAGATGATAGTTCTGATTCTGTAGAAAATGCTAATTTAGTTGAAGATCAAACATATTACGTAAAACATATTTTTAGTTCTACAAACTTTAGTATAAGCGAAACACAGTACGGCGCACTATACACTACTACAAACTGGGGACAAGGTTTTCTAGTTGAAAAAGTTTACAATTACAATAGAGCATTATGTCAGAGAGATGTAAGAGAACACATAGATGCTATTAAGTGGGATTTACAGTGGGGACAAGAAACAACTAGGACTTACGACAAATTTGGCTTTGATGTATCACTTTACTTACCAGCAATATATAGAACAAACCTTGGAGCAAGATACTATGTTAATAGTGTTATTGGATCTCAAGAAGAAGATTTCTACTACTTACGTAACGGTACAGGTTTGAGATTACAGACCATGGAAGGTTTACAAGGCGATCTTGGACCTGCAAATGCATACGGCACAAGTAGACCAACAGCGGGTGCGTATGCATCTTTAGATCCAGGTTGGGGACCAGCAGATACAAGAGCTTGGATTACAGCACGTTCGCCATATGTACAAAACTGTACAACTTTTGGTTTTGGAGCTATCGGTCAAAAAATTGACGGTGCACTACACGACGGCGGCAATGACTCGATTGTTAGCAATGACTTTACACAAGTTATATCAGATGGTATAGGTGCATGGATTACAAACAACGGTAGAGGCGAACTTGTTTCTGTGTTTACATATTACTCACATGTAGGTTATTTGTGTGAGGCAGGCGGACGTATGAGAGCCACAAACGGAAACAACTCATATGGTAAGTTTGGGTCAGTTGCAGAAGGAGTAGATGCTGATGAAAGTCCAGTTACAGCAATAGTTGACAACGAGAAACAATATAGAGCAGTCGTTGCTAATGTGTTTACCGATGCTGTAAATGAAATACTACAATTAGAGTATTCACATGCGGGTAATGATTATACCGAAGCACAAATAGATATATTTGGCGTAGGTGATAGTGAAACTCTAGTCCAAGATGAATTCAGAGATCAGGGTGTTAACCAAGTAAGAATTATTGAAGTAGATGATTCGACAGGGAATCCAGATGCAACAGCAGGTGGTACTGGTTATTTACAAGTTACGAATACAGCACAGACTGGTAATTCAACTAGTTTGACAATAGCTGCTACTGACGGTAGTGCAAGTACTGCATACATAGGCATGAAACTTTATATTACTTCGGGTGCAGGTGTAGGATTATTTGGTATTGTAGATACATACAATTCAGGATCTAAAGTTGCAACTGTAACAAAAGAATCAGATGGTACAGCAGGTTGGGACCACGTTGTTCCAGGAACAACATTTGTATCGCCAAACAGTTCCTCAATCTACTTGATTGAACCTAGATTATCATTCGCTGCACCATCCAGAACAGATACTACACACACTATTACAAGTGATGTTTGGAACGATGTAAAATTTGTTGAAACATCTGCACAATATAATAATCAAAGTGTCACAACACAAAGTGACGGTACAAATGCTACATTTGACATTATTAGAAATGGTTCAAAATATTACGTAACATTAAATTCAGGCGGTACAGGCTACACTAGATTAGATACTCTTACAATACCTGGAACTAGTGTAGGCGGAGCAACTACAACAAACGATATAACAATAACAGTAACAACAGTTAATAGTTCAACTGGTGCTGTTGAAGAATTTGATATTAATGGAACAGCGCAAAAAGGTGTATTTGTTGCACTACCAGATGGTGGAACAACAGCAAAAACATCAATAGATGGTGCTACTTGGACAAGCTCAACTTTGGCAACCAGTGCAGATTATAAACGTGTAAGCAACGGTTTGATAGATGATGGTTCAACTACATTTAGACAAAGTTATGCAATAGCAGTTGCGATTACAGGCGGAGCAACAGTTGTAAATTACAGTTTAAATGGTACAAGTTGGACTGCTCCAGGATCACAACCTTCGCTTACAGCTGCCACTTATGCTGACACAGCGTTTGGGCAAATAAATACAAATACTGGTAGATTTATAATTATTGGAGATGGAGACAGAGATGTTTCATACTCAGATGATGGCGGCGCTTCATGGACAACAACTACAAATGCTCTACCTAGCACAGGATTTAGTTCTGTAGCATACGGCCAAGGTAAGTTTGTTGCTGTCAAACGTGCTGCACGAAATGTTGCATATTCGACAGACGGTGTTACGTGGACAGAAGTTGCATTAGGATTACCAGCAACAGACGATTGGGAAGATATTGTATACGGTAAGGGTAGATTCTTTGCTATTGCAACTGACACAAGAAATGGTGCATTTAGTTTAGATGCAGGAGCAACATGGACACAACAAGCAATTACAACAGGTGGCTCTAACTCAGCAACACCAAAACGTATTGCTTACGGACAAGGTATGTTTATTGTTACAACAACTGATACTAATGAGCTTTCATATAGTGAAGATGGTGTGTACTGGCCTACTCCATATGCAATTACAGGTGCAACATATACAGGTGGCCTTAATGCAGTTGGATTTGGCAGCAATAATAGTGATCCAAAATTTGTAGCTATACAAACAGGAACAACTACAGCAGTTGGTAACTTCAACATAGGCTGTACTACAAAAGCTAGAGCTAGTGTTGCAAACCAAAAAATATTCGCCGCAAGAATTACAGAGCCAGGATCAGGTTACGGAAGTAGTGCACCTACAATGACTATAACAGATCCAAACAATATTAACGAGGCATTATTTACTGTTAGATTAAACAATGGCATATTAGGACAACCAACATTTATTGCTAGAGGTAGTGGTTTCTTAGCAGCTAGTGCCGAAGTTAACACAGACGCCAGTAATGGTTTTGCTGATTTCCTACAAGACGGACAATTTGTTGCAGTTAGACAACTATCAGCTGTTCCTGTAAATGGTTCAAACGTTGTGTTTGATAGCTTACCAGGGACTGTATTTAAACTTGTTAATGTAGTTAGTAGAGTAGGAACTAAAGACGGTTCTTATACTGCATTTTTACAATTATCACCTAATATGGAAATTGAAGATGCTGTACCTAACGGTGATCCGGTTACAATGCGTATTAGATTTAGTCAGGTACGTCTAACTGGACATGACTTCTTAGATATTGGTACAGGAAACTTTGACGATACAAATTATCCAAGTAATGTTTACGGAGATCCGGTTAATACTCCATCACAGTTAAATGAAACTGTAGCATCAAACGGTGGTAGAGTATTCTTTACAAGTACTGATCAAGATGGTAACTTTAGAGTAGGTGACTTGTTTAGTATTGAACAAGCAACAGGTGTTGCAACATTGAATGCTGATGCATTTAACATTGCAGGACTGCAAGAACTATCACTAGGTGAAGTTACACTAGGCGGAAACTCTGCAAGTGTTACAGAATTTAGTACAGATCCGTTCTTTACTGCAAATAGTGATAATATTGTACCAACGCAACGTGCAATAAAATCATATATTGAAGCACAAATTGGTGGTGGTGGTGCATCACTAGTAGTTAACAGTGTAACAGCTGGCGACATCTTTATTAATGGTACACAAATTACTACGGTAAGTGGCGCAACGATAAATATAAAAGCAAACGTAAACTTTACAAAAAGTGTATTAGGTTTACCACTGGCTTACAATTACTTTTTAAGATAGGAGAAAAAAGAAATGGCAACAGGAATATTAGGTACACCAGCAGATATGGCGGCAACTACAAACACCACAATCTACACTGTACCAGCTGACAATTTTGCTATTGTATCTATTAATGTTACAAATAGGGCAACAAGCACACGTGATATACGTATTGCATTAGCAGCAAGTGACACACCAACTAACACTGAATGGATCGAATACGATACAGAAATAGTAGCAAATGGTACACTTGAGCGTAGCGGTATTGTTATAGATGCAACAAAAAAAGTTGTAGCATATGCAAACAGTACAGACGTAACTGTTATGGTGTATGGTATAGAAACATCAACAGCGTAAGGAGCAAATAATGCGTAGAATAACAACAGGTATAGTAGGCGGACCAATATTAGGACAGTTATCAGCTTTCCAAAATAACGTTTCTGGTGTTGTTACTAACCAAGACATTACTTTATCTCCAAGCGGAACTGGTATTGTAAAAGTTAATTCACATTTACAGCTGCAAGCACAATCAGATTTGAGATTAGGTGATGCTGATAGTACTCATTATGTAGGCTTACAAGCAGAATCAAGTATAGCTACAAGTGTAACTTATACATTTCCAGCAACAGGTCAATCATCCGGTTACGTACTACAAACCAATGGTAGTGGTGTACTAAGTTGGACTAGTCCGGCCCTAGACATTACTGACCAAGTAGCTGCTACAGCGACATATTATCCTGCTATACTTACTGCTACTAGCGGTGAAACAACTACTTTGAATACATCAAGTAGTAAACTAACATTCCAACCTAGTACTGGTAATTTAGGTGTAGGCGGACAAGTAGGCGGAGCATCAGCTAGTTTTTCAGGAAACATGAGTGCAGGATCAATTACTGAAACATCAAGTATAGCGTTAAAAGAAAATATTACTCCTATCGAAGACGCACTTGAAGCAATAATAAAACTTACGGGGAAAGTATACGATCGAAAAGACGGAAGTTCATACAACGAAGTTGGTTTAATTGCAGAAGAAGTAAACGAAGTAATACCAAATGTTGTAAAGAAAGACGCAACAGGAAATACTGAATCTATATATTATTCTAGGTTAAGTGCGTATTTGATTGAAGCAGTAAAAGCATTAAAGACCGAAGTAGATAGCTTAAAAGGAAAATAAATGGCACAGTTCAATCTCCAAACATCGTTCGATGAACTTACACTAGCAACAGGAACAACTGCAGAAAGACCAGGCGTTCCAGTTAATGGTATGATAAGATATAATACTACTATAAGTTTGTTAGAATTTTATGATGGATCAAATTGGAGACCTGTTACAGGATTTTCACAAGGTAATATTGGTAGTGGCGGACAACAAATTCTTAAAAAAGGAAATAGCATTGTTCATATGTTTACTACAACTGGTAACCATACATTCACTCCTACTCATTCAGGATACGTACAAGTATTAGTAGTAGGCGGCGGTGGCGGAACTGGTGGCGGTTGGACCGGCGGCGGCGGTGGTGGCGGAATGATTTTTAACAGAT